GTTTGACCTGGAATAACTTTTGTTGCATCTGTTCTCACTCTATAATCTGGAACATTTATTCCGCCTCCACTAGCTCTTCTCATAAGCTCTGGACCACTAGCCATAATACCAGCAGCTCCACCTTTTTTACGAAACATTTTTCTATTGTATACGGTCATTATGTAGCTCTTGGTTGAAAATTAAATAAGTTTCCTATGCCTCCAGCGGCACCTGCAGCACCTATACCAGCAGTAACTAGTCCTAATCCTCTTGATAAATTACTTGGATCAGGGGTAGTGGTCGTTGAATAAGTTTGATTTAACGCTGGGACACCTCTAAAGATATCAGACAAAAATCCAATCTGTTGATAAGGCAATGCTTGTTGTGCAAGTTGATCTGCTCTTTCAACATCTCTTTCTCTTTGTCCTTGCTGTTGTTGCAGACCACCAATCCCTAACAATGTATTAATATCTTGTACACCCATTTGTTGACCAAGTTGACCTAATCCAGCTTGAGAAACACCCAACTGTCCTGCTAACTGTGCTTGTCTTAATTGTTGATTTGCCGCTTGTTGTGCCGCTGATTGTGCTTGTGCAAAACCTTGTGATCTTAACTGTGCACCCGTTCTTGCTTGTTGATCCATTACACCTCTGGCAATTTCTCCTTGCATAATAGCTTGTCTTGAGCCACCAAATGCACCTGCTCCAGCTGCACTTGCTTGAGCTTGGTTTTGCTGTTGTTGTCCTTGTCTCGCTATATCAGCTTGTGTTGCTGCAATAACATCTTCTGTATAAGGATCCATAAATTGCTTGTAAGAGTCTGGAGAATATTGTGCTCCTTGAGCACCCATAATACCTTGTTGAACGGCTTGACTACCTTGATCTAAATAAGGTTGAAACGCGCCAACACCACCTAAGGCATTTGCTATGGCTTGTTGTTGTCCTTGTGACAAACCTTCTACAGTTTGTTTAAAGTAAGGCATTTGTGAGCCTTCACCTGTTAAGCCTTGAGCACTTGCAAATATATCGGCTAACATCTCTTCTTGAAATGGAGCCAATCTTACGGTTTGTTCTACACTTTGTTGAGCCATTATGCTACCCTCTCTAACTCTGACATCATATCATACATTCTTGCTGCACCCAAGTCCCTATCTCCACCACCAGCACCTCTTACAGCTTGAGCGGTTAATACGAACTCACCATCGGATAATCTTGCTGGAACAGAATCACTTGTACCTGTCCCTGGTCCATTGACCTCTCCACCTTCATTCATGTAATTTGCTATCGAACCAAGACCTGTTAAAGCCGAACCAAGACCCTCTTTTCTTGCTTGACCACTTCCAAACGGTGATACTCCAGCACCTGAAACACCTCTTGAAAAATCTTGTCCAAATAAATTAGAAATGTAATCTGTTCTTTCGTTTTGAGACATGCCTTCCATTGGATTTGGACCTGCTTTTTCCATTGGTTTTCCAAATGAATCTAGTCCATCTCCGTCTTCGTCAATTTGCACATATTGAAGTTGTGCATCTGATCTTGAGTTATCAATTGTTGCGTAAGCGTTACTCCCCATTTTATTTTTAGCTGCGTCAAATAAATTATTTTTCATTTGATCTGTAAGAGCAGGCAGATTCCCACCTAATTGATTTGCATTAGGCATACCTAGTCCACCAACTACTCCAAATTGGTTAATACCTTGCATACCACCTAAACCAGAACCTGCTGTTATATCAACACCAAACTTATCTTGAGCCATGTCGCCAACTTGATCTAAGAAAGGTTGTATCTGATCTGCTCTACCTTTAATTTCATTATGAAGACCTCTATTAATTGTCTCTCCTAACATGTGAAGACCTCCAGAAGACATAGTAACAACTTCTTCATCTTTATCATCTTTACGTCTATTTTTTAAATCTTCAAAATATTGTTTTTTTTCTTCTTCATTATCTAAATTATAAAACTTGTCATCTATTCTGCCATAACCCAATCTTGATTTACCTTCTGGATAAGGTCGCATAGTAGTTTCAATTTTTTTCTCTTCTTCACCTAAACCTCCAAGAGCCGCTGCACCAAGTCCAAGAGCCGCTATGCCAGTTGGAGAGGTAAAGAAACTACTTGAAGCCATTGGTGTTGAAGCTATTTTTGAAAAATTAGCTGCTTGATCAAATCCATATGACTGACCAACTGGAATTCTTGATGCACTAGTTGCAAATGATGCATTTGATGGACCCATAAACTTCGATCCTGCATATCCAGCAAGTCCACCTAAAGCTGCAGCAGTTAAAGCATCCTCTGTGTCTCCTCCTCCAATAAGACTTCCAATACCTGAACCAAGAGCCGCTCCAAAGGCTCCTCCACCCATTCCAAAGCCTATCGCACCTCCAATAATTGGTGCCGCTTGTTTTAGTGTTTTTGTGATGTTTTTAAATATTGCCATGATTTACCATTCTACCAATTATTTATCATTTATTCAATGCTAGATACCACTAATAGCACTTGTTGTTATTCTTGTCTTCGCAAATTCTTGTATACTTGCAACAACATGAAGTCTATCTGCCGTTGCTGCTTGTACTTTTAATATTTCACCCTCATTCAATATGAGATCTTTTGTTAGTAATTCTACTGTTGTGTTAGCTGCTACAGCAGTAACCTTAAATAAACTAAAGATTGTACCTGCTCCCGTTACTAAAGTTACTGTAATAGTGTCTGCACTACCCGAATCGTTAGAAACAAGTAAAGAGCTTACAACAGAAGCATTAAAATCGGCATCTGTTGGGACTGTATACAAAGTTGTAACGCTAGTACCATCTAAATCAACTTTTTCGTTTCTTAAGTTCTGTAAATATTGTGGTATACCACTAACTAACATTACCTTCTCCCATCTGGTCGCATATCAACACGAGGTGTGCCTAATTTATATTTAACGCCCGTACCCGTTGATTCTACTTTTATGGCAAAAGAACGTCCCCGTACACGATAATCTATTTTATCTGTAAATTGTTCTATCGGAGTTGTCGTGCTTCGTGTTGCATTGCTTGACTCTGTTTGTAGAAAATTACCTCCAGCCGAGTTTTTTGCTTTCAGTGTAAAAGATACACTTGGCGTTGGATTACTGGAGCCATTAAATGTAACATCGGGTAACATTTGTTTTATAGATACAAACTTATCACCATCTCCCATATCCATAGGTGCTGATTCAATGAACGAGGTCATAGCCGACCCATCATCATCATTTGTTAACTCGTGATTATATAAATAAGAAGAACCTGTAGCCATTGGATAAGTTCTTATACCACGATCCATCCAAGCGTCTCTAACCAATGTTCCATAATACCAAACTTTTTCGGCATAGTTATAAACAACATAAGCGTTAACAGAAGAACTGTCTGCTTTTGGATAGAACCAAATAACTTCACTAAATTCTGAATTTACGCCAACATGAACTTTGTCTCTTTCATCAAAATTAAAATCTAAAAATACTTTGTCTTTTACAGTACACGGCAGTTGTTGTGTGCCTCCACCATAAAGATAAAAGGTATCAACGCCCATCCAGAACACAACGTCTTCAACGGCTACAGCAGAAGCTGGACTCATAATTGTGATGTTTTTTGACAATTCTTGCAGACCAAAAGTAAATGGTGGTCCGATGAATTTCATTGAGTGTAGTGTTTTGTTTGTAAATATAAGTATTTGTTGTTTTGTTTCTACGGCTTGAACAAAAGTAGAGCCTCCCCCTAATCTTAAATCTCCAGCTGTATTTGTTGCCGTTGGAAACCAATCAATAGGATTTTCTTGTGAGCTAAAACGGACAAGTAAGGGGTCTTGTATTCCGTTTCCTTGTGTTGTTGTAGATGTCGCACCAAATCCATCGCACCCAAAAGCAATAACATGGCGATCTTGATCAGATACAAGAACTTGTTTTGCTATAGTAGGAATACTTGTTTGATTAGAATAAAGAGGAGAGGTACTTAATTCTTTTGCACGAATACTAAATCCAGTTGATTTGTCCCAATAAAAAATACCACCGTCTCTTGGATTTAAAAGTAAGTCTTCTCCAAAGTTGTCGTGTGACCATGTTCTTATCTCTGCTCCAGGAGCCGTGATTGACGCTGCTTGACCCCATGCTACAAAGTCATTTGCAGAATCTGTATTACCCGTTGCTAATCTCACAAGCGTATCGTCTGCGTGTGTGGCTGCCGTTGTGCCACTTGCACCTCTAGTTGACGGACCTCCCCCCGTGCCTAAAGTATTAGAACTTATCGTTCCAACTGTAATCAATTCCTGTTCAATCAATATTAAATCACCCGCCGTGATGTTTGTCGAACTATCTACATCTATAGCCGTTTCACTTGCATCTAAGGCTTCATTAAGTTGAGTGGCTAACGCTCCGTCAGTCGTGCCGCTCCATTGACCCGCACCCCAACCCGTACCGCCAACCGTGGCATCCGTACCTGTGTTTATTTGATAAACTGCTTTAGAATTATTAAATGTTAATGTTCCATTGGTTACCGAACCACCAGTAGTAGATGCACTTAATTCAAAATTTGTAGAATCTGTTATAGAACTAACAGTAGCACCCGCTGGTATTCCAGTACCACTTACTGTAGTACCTTCAATAAGAGAAGCAGTAGAATCCATTGTTATGGTTGGATCATTATTATAATCACAAGTCGCATCTGTAAAGGTACCGTTCCCAGTGTCAGAACTATTCGCTGCAACACTAGACGTAACCGTGTAGGTGTTTGAACTTATGATAGATGTAATTTGATATTCTATATTTAAAACAGTAGCTGTTATTAAACCGCCTAAACTGACTGCTCCAGAAAAAGTAACAAAGTCGTTGACATTTGCTCCATGTGCCGTGTCTGTAACAGTAAGAGTTGTTGAACCATTTGTTGCGGCAAAAGTTACATCTCCAACACTTGTTGTAACTCTGTCTGGAGTGATGTCATTAAATTGTCCGCCTTCTTCAATATAATATTTAAGATGAGTTCCTATACCTAACAAATCAGAACTATCTAAGGCAACCCAGTTGTGTAGTCTTCTAGCAGAGCCAAGATAAGTATTATTGTTATGTTTTACCCAACCCCCAAACTTTTCTGGGAAACCATTACGAAATCTTATTTTATCACCGTCAATGTAACCACCTTCACTGCTATACGAGGTGATATCTGATATAATCCCTGGTCTAAATTTTAAACTTGTGTATGCCATTAAAATGCCTTTGTTGAAAGAGTTCCACTATAACTTTGTGTCGAGGTATCTATACTGCCTGTTCCACTATTTAGATCGGCTAACACATAAGGTTTACTATTAGCGTCTGTTCCTGATACGGTTAATGTTATACTAAAAGAACCATCTGTAGAGTTTCGATTTGAAACGGACGTATTACTTCCACCACCCGAATGACCCACAGTTGTACCATCAAAAGGATCAGCACCACTTAAAGTATAAGTTGCTGCATTATCACCTGTACTTGCTTGTGTCATAAGATTAGTAAAAGTAAATTTTCTTCCCGTACCTCGTACTGTTAATCCGCCTGCACTTCCTGCTGCAATAGTCCATGTTCTGTTACCCCCTACAGCACCTCCCCCTGGAGAAGTGTCTGTAAATCCAACCAAACCACCTTTAGTGCTCCAAGACAATCTTTCTTTGTTACCAGCAGAACTTCCTGGAATCACACTATCATAAATTGTACCACCTGACCAACTACCTGTAGTTGAACTACCTATTACAATGTTACCCCCAGCCGTAACACTGTAAGTGGTTGAAATACTACTTGTTGTATTACCATTAGCCGTTAAATCTTGTCCATTATTACCAAATATTTCATCAACATGAGTTTGTGATATTCCATTACCACTTCCTAACCAAGTATCAATAGCTAAACCCGTTCCAGCTGTTAACAATGTTCCATCATCCATCACTAAAGTAGTTTCACTTGGAACCTGTGCATATCGACCTCCGTTTCTAGCATCACTGTCACCTGTGCTAGATGGGACGTTTACCCAAGTAAAACTGACTGTTTGACTACTTGTATCAAAAGTATGATCTGTACTTACCACTAAACTTGAACTGTTTGTATTATCAAAAACAGCTGTACCTGTGTTATCTGTACCAGCTATAGCTTTAGTTGATGTTTTTAAAGTAGACTGAACATTACCAGAACCTTTTAATTCCAAAGCAGTGCTTGAGTTATTTGTTAACGGTGACCCAGCAGAGTTGAGTAAAGTTTTAGCGTTTGTATCTAATATAATTTTTTTATTGTTAGCAACATTATTTAAAGTTAAATTACCACTTATATTTTCACTCAATTTAAAATACTGTATAGGAAGGTTAATTTTACTTCCTGCTATATCATTTAAAACACCAGAGTTACTATCAACTAAAGATTGAGTTACTTCTGTGAAACCGACATTTGATACCAAAGGTATAGACATTTATCACCTAAAATTTTACTGTTTCCGTAAATGAAAAAGCAGATCCATTAAATACACCTATTGCAAATTCAACACTCGCTCCTAATGTAAGTCCTTCGGAGGACACTGCACTATTATTATCCCAATCTAATGTTAAACTGTTTGCACTTGTTGTTTTATCTATAATTACATATTGTCCTGCGAGTAAATTTGTCACAGCAACTCTTAGTGTTTGTGAGCCACTTGCAACTGTTACCCTTTGATAAACAGACTGAGCACCACTTGGAGTAAGTGTTGTTGTACCCGATATATTTAATGCAGTAGGAACTTCAACTAAATTAGCATTTACATAAGTTTTTATATCAGTAACGGCTGCTTGAACCATGGTTCCATTATCATTTACAATAAGTCTGTCTGCGTCTGCTATTGTTGTTGCTGTAGCCGAAGTCGTACCCGCTAACATATCCAAGTTACCTGCTGCTCCGTCTAGTAAATCAATTACATTCGCAGCACCTGAACCTTTGCCGTCTGCATAAATAAATCCTTTTGCGTTGTTTGCAATCGTCACCTCTCCACCGCTACTTGCTCTTTGTTTAAAAGTTAAAGCACCGCCCGATGTGTTATGAACGATATAAAAAGCTTCTCTTGTGTCGGGTGCAATCGTTAGAGCTGCGGCAGAACCTCCTAAACTACCCGTTAACTTCAAAACTCTAGTGTGTCCGTTTGACGTTTTATCACCGTCCGTCACAGTAATGTTCATATCACCTGATACGGCTACATCGGTTACACCATTTAAAGCTTTATCTATAGTTTCTAAATTATTATTGGTTGTTGTACCCCAGGTTCCTGACTGTTCGCCAACCCCTATGAGTTCTATTCCACTATTGTCTGTATATGAACTTGCCATTTTTTACCTCATGCGTCTATTTCTTCATATGTTTCTGTTGTTGTTGATTCTGGTGTAACCTCTGAATAACTTTCAGAACCACTCGGTGATATCTCACTAAAACTTTCAGCACTATCTGGAGTAATTGTACTGTAACTTTCGTTTGCACTTGGTGACACCTCTGAATAAGTTGCAACATTTAAATTTAAAGATCTCCTTCTACTAACAACAGTATCATCTTTATCAATAACATCTTCGTATAATAACTCACCTAAAGTTGTTTTAAGAAAACTAACCTCTTGGCTCGATATACCCACCCCTATCTTAATACTATTTGATGTCTGTGTAAACTCTCCACTTTGATCACTTACACCTAATCTTATTCTTTGTGCGGCAGATGTTTCTGTAAAATTACCTGATACTTCAGCAGAGGTTGTCGCTATTCTTGTTCCAATGCTTGTTTTTGTAAATTCTGCACTTTGTTCACTTGTGCCTACCGCTATCTTTATAGCATCCGTAGTCTTTGTAAAATCGCTACTTAAACTACTTACTCCCGCTAGTATTCCAACACCTACAGCAGTTTTAGATGAAATACCACTCATTTCAGCTGAACTCACCCCTATCTTAATACCGTCCGTGGTTTTCGTAAAATCAGCACTAATATCAGAAGAAGTAACGGCTATTTTTATACCGTCCGTGGTTTGAGTATTCGTAAAACTAATATCAGCATCACCCGTAAAGGTTGCGTTACCCGTGCTTGTTTGAGTATTCGTAAAACTAATATCTGATTCACCCGAAGCTATTTTTATAGCATCCGTAGTTTTTGTAAAGATTGCACTTTGATCAGATGAACTTAATCTAATTCTTTCTGCTACAGAAGTTTGAGTATTAATAGAACTCATTTCAGCCGAACTTACACCTATTTTTATAGCATCCGTAGTTTTTGTAAAGTTGCCACTTATTTCTGAAATACCGACTAGTATGCCAACTCCAACAGATTGTTTAGAAGCAATACCCGACATTTCAGCAACGCCAGAGGCTAACTTAATAGCGTCTGAAGTCTCGGTAAAATTAAAACTTTGAGTTGTAGTACCAAATAATACAGAGCTAACAGCTGAAAAAGGCTGTGCTGCAAATGCGTTAAAGCCTAACATTACTCAGTATTTGTCGGTTTTGTTGGAAAATTTATGTACTTTTCGTTTTCATCTTTTTTCATCTTTTCTTGCACCTTATCTACAGTATCTAAATCTTTTGTTATATCTCTTAACGATTGTCTATAAGTTTTAAAAGAAGAACTCATAGTTAAATCAGATAATCCAAGATAATCAGTTTCTTTTAATAAAACATCTCTTATATCTCTTAATTGACTTAAATTACGATCTAACTCTCCATCTGCCCAAGCCTTTTCTTCAGCATCTCTTAATGTCTCTTCTTCTGCTGTAAACTGAATTTTTTCACCATTTACTATTCTATATCTAGGCATAACTATGCTTTCTTAAATCCATATAAAGTATATTCATCATACACTAAATTACCACTTGACATAAACAATTTAAATCTATCATTAACATCGGCATAACCACTTTTTCCTGCCATCTGTTCTTTTATAACGCCACTTGAGTTTTGCCCAAATCTATCTGCTCCTACTACAGCCTTTTTGTCAGTAGCCGTATTAAAAAAATATATTTTCATATCATTAAGTTGATGAGCTCCATCCGTGGTTACACTATTATTTACCATTAAAAAATGAGAACCATTCCACAATCCACTTTGACCAGAAGAAGTACTACTGCTTGTCTGAAGATGACTTCCAATAACACTTAAATAACTATCTGTAATGTAAGAATCGTCACTATCTTTTCTTAATTGCATCTGCAAATTTGCAGATGTAGAACTATCAAAACCTCTCAAAACTAACATTTGATAAGCATAATCTGTGCTAGTTGACAAATCTATTTCTAAAGCAGAAGTAGTTGCACCTGAAGTGTCATTTGCTAAAGACACTAATAGACCTCCACCAACACCTAAATTAGCAGGGGTAATCTTTTTCATTGTGCCACCATCATCTACTAAAATAAAGTCTGCATCACTACTTGATGTTGTGGTTGTTGGTGTAGCTGAGTTACCTGTTGTTAATACTGTTCCAGTTGCATCAGGTAGTGTGATTGTTCTATCTGCTGTTGGGTCTGTCACTGTAACTGTTGTTTCATTGCCGTTTGAATTAGTTCCTTCAAACATTAAATCAATTCCAGCAGTTAGGTATACTACTCCACCACCTTGATGAGCATCAAGCATCAGCATTTCTTTATGAGCACCATCATTAAAAACACTAAAAGTCATTCTTGATTCTTCAGAGCCATCAGTAACAGTACTAGCTTGAACTTGTATTTGACCATATCCTATTTCTTCACTAGCACTATTTTCACCAAGAAATTTAATAGTTCCTTGATTATCAAAGGCTGCGGGACTTGAGCTATCTCTTTTTAAAGTTAATGTGGGGTTATCACCTGAACCTGCATCTGTAGATGAAAGTGTTAAATCACCAGTAACATCTACACCACCACTTGTGGTTTCTAGCTTTATAGAATTAGCATGATATAAAGCAGCATGACCATCATCACCACCAAATTCTGCTATAATATGATCATTGTGTCTTCTTTCTATTCTTAAATCATGTGGAGTAGTTCTATAAGCAATTTGAACACCGTCTGCTGTACCTGTACCATCTAAAAATTCAATAAAATTTGGGCCATTACCCCTAACACTCATAACTGCGTTACTACCATCAGAAGTTGTAAATATTTGAGAACCACTTGGAAAAGTTACATCTGCACCTGAATCTGCTGTTACTGCTTTACTTGCTTCTACTGTTCCTAGTGTTGTTACATCAACATAGTTAAGTTCTGTAGTTGTTGCAGTTACACCATCTAGTTTGTTTATTTCTGTTGCAGTAGATGTTACAGCAACATCTTCGTTTATCTTTGGAGATGTTAAAGTTTTATTTGTAAATGTTGTAGTTGAACTTGCAGTAACAGTGATATCACTTGTAAGAGCTACTGTACCTGTTGCATCTGGCAATGTAACTGTTCTAGCAGCAGAAGGTGTTGGGCAAGCCAGTGTTATATCGTGACTTGTGCTATTATTAGGTCTTAAGAATTTTATATCACCTTGTCCAGTAATAGACAGTATTGCCGAACCACTTGCAGCTAAACCTAATAAATCAGCATCATTTCCAACACTCGTATCAAACACAAATAATTGTTGATTAACGCCACCTTGCTCATTGTCTAAAGCAACTGCATTACTAAATTGTGATGTAAACCCAGTAGGATCACTTGAAAGATATTCTACCTTACCCCAATTATCACCACTTTCATCTCCAAATCCAATAAATCCATCTTCTGATATTATTTGACCACCATTAACAGTAAGATTGCCAGTTAAACTTAAATTACCTTCATGTGTTAATCTCATTTTTTCTGTTGCAGCTTCAGAACTACCTAGTTTAAAAACCATGTCTGTTTGATTATTATCTGCGGCAAAAGTTGCATCTGCTTCAGCAACAATAGCTGCGGCAGTTGTTATCGCATCTGTTCCACCTGCTTCACTAGGTGCAGAAAACTCTATAGCACCAACAACATCTCCGTCAGCTACTGTGGTATCACTAGTTTGTAACTTTAAGATAGCTCCATCCGAAGATGTTGCTGTTAAGTCACCAGTAACTGTTGCACCATCAGATGTTGCTTCTATTTTTGTAGTATTGGAATTTTGTAATCCGTAGCTACCACCATTGACAACATATGTTCTTGTAAAGGCTCGTTCCGTAAAACCTGTAGGTGTTCCTGTAAACTCACTAGCTTCAGTGGTATTAACTGTAATATTTCCAAGGTCATTACTGTTTCTAGCAATAATAACTAAGTTTGCTGTTAATCTTCCATAAATTGTTTGTGATACCTTCACGCATACTTTCATTGAAGCAGTAGAAGTTTCTTTTGTAAATAATATTGGTGTAAGATAACTAGAATCTGCAACAGATAACTCTTCGTTATATGTTGCAGTAAAATCTAAATCTGGAAGAGTATTACTTCTCAGATTAGCATTAATATTTAATGTATGAACATTTGCACCAGAGGCAGAAACAATAGTGCCAAAGATTGAATAGTTCTCAGAATTACCATCGGGTGTAATTGAAACAATTTCTTGAATTTCGTTAGCTGAAAGGTAACTACCAGAAGCTGATCCATCATAATCAGCCGAAACTAATTTTACATTGCTATCTGCATATTTAAACTCATTAGAAGTTAAAGTTCCAGTAACTGTTGCACCATCAGATGTGGTTTCAAACTTTTTACTGTTGTCGTGGTAAAGGTCTACTGAGCCATTTTGAACAAAATCTGCTATAGTTTCACCATTAACATTCATGATTTGAGTTCTTCCAGTAATCTGTATATTACCAGTTCCATTATCTTTAATTATAGAATTACTTCCATCATGATAAATTTCTAAATCACCACCAGTACCAAAAACTGCCTTGACATCATCTGCAAACTCAAGAGCATCATCTGATTTGTCAAATACAATATTGCCATTAGCACCAGTAAACGTTACGTCACCATCATGTGTTGCACCATCATCTGTTACAGTGCCAGTTACTTCTATGCCACCACTTGTGGTTTCAAATTTTTTACTGTTATCATGATAAAGGTCTACTGAGCCATTTTGAGTAGCTACAAGCTGGTCTTCACTTCTTCCTGCATTTCTAATTTTTACAGCACTTCCAGCTAATTCTAAATCTCCAGTTCCACCGTCTTTAATAACACTATGTGACCCGTTGTGAAATATTCTAAGGTCCCCATCGGCTCCTAATTTTATTTCTTCATCATCAACGAGAATAATATCTCCATCGCCATTTTTAGCTATTGCTTTAGATCCAGGTAACGTACAAAATATCTCTCTTGAACCAGAACTCCAACTTACAGCATTATTAGAGTTTGAGCTTGATATAATAGTTGTACGAGCAAGGGTAGTGCCCGAAGAAGCAAAAGTACCTAACCCTACCTCAAAATCAGATCCATCCGTACAGCAATAATAGGTTGTGTCACTGTTGCTTAAATTAGCCGTAAAAGTCTCAAAACCAGATACTGCACCGCCTAAAGTATATGTTCCAGTGCCAGTAGTAGTTGTTGTCTCTTTTATTCTATCTGATAGAACAAAAGCCATTACTTAAGCTCAATAGTTAAGTTCGTAGCATTAATTCTAAATATATCTCCAGACTCGATTGTCTTCGATGCGTCTAAAGCACCTACAAACAATATGTTACCACTACTCGCTGCGTCTGCGATAAACACATGAGTAATCGTATTGTTTGTACCACCTGATGCTGGAAAACTTATAGCATTTGTATTTTTAGCTGTTTGAGTATCTGTTGAGTCTGCACCTATTGTTGTCCAATCACCCGACTCAACTTGCTGTCTAGCATAGTTTGTAAACGTTGCTTCTGTAAGTGATCCAGTTTCTGCTGCGGATACGGCAGTTGCTAATCCTACATAAATACTGTTATTAGGGGTGGCAAAACTAAGAGAGTTATTTTTAAATATAAAATGTAATAATCTTCTCTCAAGATAATTGGTTGCTGCATTTGCTGTCGCCATTTTTTTACTCCTTCTTTAAGTTCGTGGTCTTGACGGAAGACCCGTTTTAAAAGCATCTGTATTTTCTCTAGCTTCTCCTAGATCTTTTAGACGCTCTAAATATTGCATATATAAACCATTGTAATTTTGAATAACATCTGGTTCACCTTTCATGTAATTATAGGCTTCTACAAGCGATCCGTAAAGCAAGGCATACGGAGCATTTGTACTTAACCAAGTTGTACCACTATCGGCTCCTGCGGTCAAACTTGTAGGTCTATAATAATAATGAAGCTCAATCGTATAATTACTATTTGGTGTAGGTGCGACAATAAAGTTGTCAACATCAAATCGTGCATAGTATTTTGGTAGACCAGTTGTGGAAGCAGCTGGTGTGTACTCTCTAATAAAGCTTACATCTTTTTTCAACAAGTATCCTTCTGATCCAGCCGTTGTTATCTGTAAAGAAAAAGAGGCTAAATAATCATTTGGTATTGTTAAATACTGATCGGAAGAAGTTAAAGCACTTGTTACGTTTTTTCTAAAATAATCAAGATCAACGGATTTAAATATCTTTTCTTCAGATGCTTTTATAAAATCATCTAAATGAGTTACAAAAGTTGTTTCACTGTTATCCGTGTAATCTTGTATTGCTGTTTTTAAGGTTGCGTATGTAAAACTCATTTATTTCTCCAATGTCACTGGTCCAGATGTAGCTTTGTTCCCACCACCTCTAAGATTTCCTGTTGTAGCAGTTCCACTACTCGCAGTAAATGTATATGTATCATCACTAACTTTTGTAATAGAATAACCAGAAGCATTATTTAACACTGCTGAAGTAAAACCATCAAATCCTACTGTATCTCTAAAACGAACTGTATCACTTGTTGATCTTCCATGACTTTTCTCAATAACAGTGATGACTGCACTTCCAGAAGAACCAGACAAAAAGGGGTTTAATCCTAATAAATTTTCTACACTAACTTCTGTTCTTGAATCTGGTCTTGGTTCATATAAAGCTGTTGGATCTGGACCAGGATAATTAGGCTCCAACTGTGGGTGTTTAGCCTCATATTCATCTCTACCTACCTTTAGACCATTCCATTCTTTTATCATATCACGAAGACGATAACGAAAACCAGATCGGTCTGAATAACCCCATGCTTTTTTGCCACTTGCGTACCTAGCCATTAGTAACTCAAGTACGAAATATTTGGTGTTAGTTTAAGTGGTGTGCTATTTGCATCCTCTGACATGGCTCTTTGAAACTCTTCTTCATAAATACTTTTTAATATTTGTATTCTGTCTGGTGCTCTTTTGATTGATATATAATAAGCAAGACCAGCTGCCATGCACGGTAAAAATCTAAAAGGTGCGTCTGTTGTATTAACCAAAGCATCGGCATCTTGTATTCGTCTTACATAATAGTAAACAAGCGTGTAAGAAGCATCTGGTGTAGACCAAAGAGTTATTGTAGGAGTTGTCTGTCTATCAAAAAAATACTGGCTCGGTTGACCCGTGTTTGTTTTATTAGGTATTCTTAAATACTCACCACGACTCATTTGTGTAAGTGTAAAGTCTGTACCAGAACTGTTTCGTAACACAACTTCTAATAAATCGACAAACTCACTTGATAATGTATAGGTAGCAGTACCAGAGGAGACGGCTTTTGTTTCTTGTGTTACCGTCCATAAATTAAGTCCTCTGTTTGCCCAGTCAGCAAACATAAGATTTAAAGAACGTCTCGCTGTCTTAGCATCATAACCACTTCTCATCTCTAAGCCACATCTCTCGTAAGCTTCTTCGATAAGTTCTCCTACATCTAAATCAAAATCTCTTGAACTTGAAGTTGCCATTACTTGTTCTTTCTTCTTAACGCTTTAACTCTTCTAGGCTTACCTGCTGGTTGACCTAATTTATTCTTCTGCCTTATTCTACTACGCTTTTCAGTAGAAGTCATCTCCTTAGTAGTCTTCGGAGTTTTTGAACTAATTCTTTTACTCGGTCTACAGTAAGGCGTACCACGCTTTTCACCTTTTTGACGACCACACGGTTTACCTGTTTTAACATCTTTCCATCCTTCCTTGAACCATCGCTTTAAAGCTAGTCCCTTTTTTGTTTTTCTTACAGCCATTAGGAATACTTTGTGACTTTACGTTTTTTTGACATAACTTTACCACAACCTCTAGCTATATTTGAATTGTTTGATTTTCTTTTAGTCATTTTAATGACTTTACCTTCTTTAGCAGCTAAAATCCCACCCTTTGCTTTCTTTGATTTATTCCCCCAATTGGAGGCTCCTACTTTTCTGCATTTTGCAATGGCTCCTGAAGCATATGCTGATGGAAATACCTTATATCTTGCTTTTACTTTATTATAACATGCGTCTTTAGCCATAATATCTTCCTTTCATTATCTTCCAACAAGTGCACATCCATTGTCTTTTTTTACATTTTAAACAAACTTTTTGAGGTTCACCTTTTATTACTTCGCCTTTTTTTAGAGGCACAATATGCTTTTTCAGAAAATCCACGAGTTCGGGAACAATTGATTTTTCGTTTCCTCTTGGCACTCCACTTCCTTTTACCTGGTGGTTTTGTTATTTGTTGAGGTATTGAACCCCGCGAGATTGCCATCGATTGTCTTCCTATTAATAAAATCTATCCATAAAGTATGAAGCATTTTATGGTTTTCTTCAACCTTTACCATTGTCACAGCAGTTTTTTTATCTACCTCAATCAGAGTAGTAACAATCCATGCAATAGACCCAGCAACAAGAACAACAGAAACTCCGTTCATAATGTCTTTAGGTTTTAACATTTCCATCTTCTCCTTGCTTGTCTTAAACGACTGTTAGGATTTTTAGCTGCTTTTGGAAATTTTTTCATTTGACCTGCACTTCTAGCACAATATGATTTTCTTCTGTTTGCAGCCTTACTACCTTTTTTAACTTTACCAGTAACAGCAGTTTTTAATTTACTGCCTGGATTTTCCCTCCGATAACGAGCAACCCCAGCCTTAGTCATTCCCGCTCCACTTTTGGTAGAGCGGAAATATTTTTTAGTTTTTGGTGGCTGTTTATCTGGTTTTCTAGCCATCTAGTATCCTATGCGTAAAATACTGTTATATTGTCTGCGACATCCACTGTATATTTAACAGAAGCTCCACTGTTAAATAGAACACCTTGAGATGGTATTGTTCTATCCACAGTAGTATTTGCAGTTCCTATTGTTCTAGATTTAAACAATGTTGTGCCACTTTCTGAAGTTCCGTTTATAAACTCCACATCTCCTGCTGTTCCACCAGATACTACAGACATTCCTTTTAGTCTTACTCGATTAGAACCCTCTACGGCTTGACCGCATATAGACCCAGAACCAACAGATACGTTAGCGGCATATTGTGCTGAACAAGTAGCCGAAGCAACTGTTAAAAATAAACTAGCACCTGCTACTGTTTCTGCCGAACCAGTAGAAGTAATAACCTCTGTTAATGAGTCACCAAAAACATCTGTGCCAACAACTGTTACTGTTTTTGCATTGTCTGAAGTTCCAGAAGTCGTTACTGTAACATTTCTTGCCGCACCACTTGCATGTGTAGTGTTAGCTAAAGTAAAAGCAGCAGTCGGTCTAGCAGCTGCAGCTATTCTTGTTGCACTCGCTGCATTTTCATCACTAATCGTTAGTGCTCGTACATCTGATACACTCGCCATTTTACTCTCCTATTAATATACTGAATATTCTATTTCAAGAGTACCACGGAAAGCAGTTAAAGCAGCATCACAAGCAGCACCCGCACCTAAGTAAAGATTTTTACTAGCTATTGGTGCACTAATGTTTGGTTCGAACACATGGAACGTACCAGCAGTAGCATCAAGATCAATATCAATCTCTGTTACGCTTAAAGCAGCAGATAAAGTTGGTGAAAAAGCAGCAACACCCGCACCTACAATTTCAGTACCCGATGATATTGCAGTATTAGTTGCAGTACCAGAAGTCGCACTTAACTGTAAATTTGCTAAAGATTGTGCATCACTAGCAGCAGCAGTTGTTATACCAAGAACTACTTTGTGAATAAAAAACTTACTAGCAGTTACTAAAGCATCTGGATGATCTGTGTTTAGCTCACCAAGTTCTACAAGAACATCATTATCTCCATACGTCACTGAAGCTGCATTAGTATCAGCTAAACTTACAGCGAATGTTTGTATCTTTCTTGTACCCATTGAAATAAGTTGTCCAGTTGAATTAACTGAAAACCCAGTTTGTGTGATAGCACCACTTGTGCCATCTTTATTTATTACGTTAAATCCACCCTCGGAACGGACTGGACCCGAAAAAGTTGTATTAGCCATGTCAATCTCCTTGTCTTGGCAAATGTCGAAGTTAATTCTTCGTCAAGGTAGTTTTATTATACATAAAAAAAGGGTGACTGCAAAGAGTCACCCCAAAAATAAATATATTTTTTGTTAAGCTCCAGGTGAACCAAATACGGCACGAGGATCTGAGAAGCCGAAAGAGTATCTCTCTCTTGCTTTATATCTCATGTTACCTGTGTCGAAATCTGGATCCATAGCTGTTGCCATTGCCATTCTTTCGAAATGCTTAAGACCATTTGGTGCATCTGTCTTAATGAAAAATGCATCTGTGTCAGTTAGATAATCGTTGATGACATAGCCATTAGGTAACATTCCCATGTTCCTCATTGCATTAGCATCATTATCTGCTGTTCCAGGTCTTAAGTTAGAGTTTAATAATCTCTCTGCGACAAACTGTAGCTGTCTTGGAATAATTAGTTTCATTCCTCTTAGAGCGATAATTAATCCTCTTTCATCCACAAAACCTGCAATCTTAATTAAAGCATCTTCTAAAGATGTTTCGTTAAGATCGGCTGCGACACTTGGCTCGTTAGCAAAAGTTCCACCATTTGTTAATGGGTGATCTGTTGCTAGTAATGCTTTACCATCACCACCAGCAGTTGCTCCAGCAGTAAACGCATTATTTAATACGTTTGCAGCTTTTACTTGCTTTGTGTGTGCCATTGATCTAGCAAGTGCTCTTGTATAACGAGCAGAAAGCTTGTCGTAAAGGTTATCCTCTACAGCTTCTTCTGTTATTGAGAAAGCCATTGCTACAGTTTCATGGTTATATCTTGAAGTGTAGGCTTCGTTTGCATCATCAAATGTAACTGCGTTACCTTCTGACTTAGTTGGTGCAGCTCCGAAACCACTCAACATGACTTCTTCTTCAAAGGCTCTGTCTGAAGCCTCTGTGTCAAAGATTTCTGCATGTTGACCTTCATACCTATTATACTCCATACCAAAGAGGGCGTTTAAACCAGGCTCTAATTCTTTGGCGAGTTGTGCTCTTGAAATTGCCATAATTAAAACTCCTTATGATATAGCAGCATCTGCGTCACCACTAGAAGAGGCGTACACATGATTGTTAATTTTAACGATATAAGAAACACCTGCGGCAGAGTGGTCATCATTTGTCACATCCTCATGAATACCCACTATCATTAGAGGGTTTGAAGGATCTGAGTTTTCTGCTGTATCCATATCTATCATAGCACTTGAAAGACCAGTTGTGGTATTTCCAGCAGTAGCAGTTGCTAATTGTGCTGTTTTAAATATATCTGCTTTTGCAGTTGCTCTATCAGTGTTTGTAGCGTCTGACGCAACGATGAATTTCTGCATCGGATTGTCATAAACGAAACACTTTATATCGTGGTTAGTATCAGCGGTGCCTGAACCACCCCACTGATTACTAAAAGTTAATTTACCTGTCGTTGCATCAACGTATTCACAACCAGCAAAAACACCGAGGAGTTGTTTACCATCTCCATCAGCACTTGTGATGATCGCCGCAGTTCCGCCTGTTAGTTCGACTTCAACTGGAGAACCTTGGAAAATCGCTGAAGCATCGCTCTTGATAAAATATTGACTAGTAGTATTGGATCCACCTCCAATAACACTAATCGGCTTTAGTCCAAACTTTACGTTTACATTAGCCATTTTAAGCTCCTTATTGCTTCATTATAGTTAATCGGTATTAGAAGCTTTCATTGGACTTCCTTTACCGAAGGTTACACGACTTTGCCTATCGGGTTTATGGATAGGCATCGAGGGGTGTTGCTCCCTCATCAAGTTTTCATCCACGGCTTTCATTTGGTTGCGGGTCTGATCCCGAAAATATTCAGTTCTCTCTTGTACCGTTTCTGTGGGTATTCGTGCCAACATTAAACCACCGACACCAATAATTCCTTTGTTTTTACCTTCCTCTATAACTGGATACTTATCAGCTACTGAGCCATATTCTTCTGCTCTAACTGGTTCCCATCCTTCTCTCATTCTGGAAAAAACATTTGATTTATCATCTTCACCACGAATGGCTGTTCTGATCCATCTATGCTCATATCCATCTGGAGCTGGAGGTGCATCCAACTTAGCTGGAGGTTGCCAAGGTTGTCTCCTTGTAGTATTTGCACGACTTTTACTTTCTCGTGTTGTTTTATCTATAGCCATATTTTACTCCTTTACATACTTAGCGTATTCTTCTAGCGGAACATTTAACCTTTTCGCAATTGCTATTTGCGAAGGAGTTAATTTGACTGTTCTGCGTCCCTTTTGCGATGCCGTCTTAGAGGCGGTGGCTCCAGCAGAGGCGACTCTGGGGCCAGAGGATTTTTTGACTTCTCCAAACTTATGGGGAAATTCCGATTTAATCCTATCATCTAATACAGTATAATACTCTTCTGTGTTAGGATCAATACCCTCTTCTTCAATTAATGTCTTATGGATACCAAAAGCAGCATAAGTCATCGTTTGATCTTGTCCAAACCAATCATTTTTACTCGCCCATTCCTCTGCTCTAGGGTCTGGTTTTGGAGGAGGAGCTGTTGGAGCAGGTTGTGCAGGTGCAGCTCCATTTACTTCTGCTTTTTTAGCTTCTTCTTCTCTTTGTTGTTTGATGTGGTTTAATCTTGCTTCTTCTAACGCAATCTTAGATATTGTTTGTTGAGCTTCATACATTGCATCTGCATCCCCCGCTTCGTAAGCTTTTCTATAAGCTTCTTTAGCAGCAGCAGCTTGAGACTGTACTCTCGTATCAAACTCACCAACATAAGTTGTATCTAACTTTGCTATTTGTTCTTTTAATTCTTCATTTTGTTTTTTAACAGATTCAGCAAACTGAACGGCGGCTTGTCGTTCTCTTTCTTCTTCTCGATACTTTTTAGTGAGCTTCGTGATTCGTTTCTTAACAGACTCCGAATACTGAGACAAGTCATCAGCATCTGAAGCCTCTTGCTTCTTCTCTTCGGCTGCAACTTCGGTATCTGTGCTAACTTCTGGTTTATCTTCTTGTTGTTCATTTTGTTCTTCCTCAATTTCAACAACTTGACCCTCCTCCTCTGGAAGAGTTTCCTTCTTCTCGATGTTTTCTGGCATACTTAAGCTCCGTATGTTTTGATGTCATCGGGATTAACAATGGTTGCAATGACTTCATCGTCATTGATTATCCTAACTTCTCCTCCTTCTATGTTAAATCGTGACCCAGCGTAACGACCAATACAAACCCAGTCGCCTTCCTTACACCATGGTCCCTCTTCTCCAAACTTATCAAAATCTTTGTATGCAAGTGATCCTACTTTAATCACATAGGCAACGACTGTTGCTCTTGCCTCTTTTTCTCTAACAGAATCTGGAACATGTATACCACCCTCAGTTGTTTCCTTTCCCATATAAGGCATGACTAGGATTCGCCATCCAGTGGGTTGAGGGATTCTTTCTGTTAAGGATTTTTCTTTAGCTTCTTTATCAGCTTTTTCTTTTGCTTGTCGTTGCTTTAATACATAATCAGGTACTATTAAAGTCATCGTCTGTTTTCTCCAGCAGGGTTCTTAATTGTTCTAATGCGTAGGTTAGACCCTGGATTTCACCTACCATTGCTTTATATGCTTCCATATCAGAAGCATTTCCACTCGTCAAGGATATACTAATATCTTCTATTCGAGTATTCAAGGCTTTTTTATATTTATGTAAAAAATCTGTTACTTGCACTATTTAATACCAAACTTTTTTCTCTTCGCCATTTCCATTTGTGCTCTTAAATAGGCTTGACTAAAATCTACGCCTGGCTCTTTATTCATAATCCCAATTGCAAGTGCTATATTTGGGTTTGTAATGTTTCGATCTCCCTCTTTGATAGTGGTTGGCAGATCACCATAACGAGTTCTTGAAGTATTAAAAGATGAGGCTAAATTTGCACCAGGTTCCATAAGTGACACAGAAGAATCTTGTAGTACATTTTTACCAGTTTGATCCTCTGTATTTTTCATCTCTTCTTGTGCCTTTTGACCTTGATTGGAACTAAAAATACCAGAGACAAGATCTTTTAAATTAAAACCACCCTCAGAACTTTTTAAAAAATCTGATCCTTGTTTTAAAGCAGATGTTCCTGCACCACCAGTAATTGTATCTAAAAAGGTTCCTAGTATTCCGCCCTTTGGACCTTCATACAACTCACTATTAGGGTCTAATCTTGGATCATATGTCATACTTCTTTCTGTTGTGAATTCTTTTTGTCCTCCCAAGGAAGTAAAAAGACCAACTGGGGTTGCTGCCGCCCCGATTCTTGCAGCCATTTCACCTGGACTCATTGGAGGAACTTGTGCCTTTACGTCTCCAAAAACAGTAGGAGTTCCAACTGGACTTCCAAATAAAGTGCCATACTCTGTTTGAAGACCCGCCCTTAGTTTTCCTTCAGATCCATCTCCTTGATCAGAGGGTCTTTCTAGTAGTCTTTTTTGATCTTTCAGTAAAGCTGTTGTTGAAGCATTGTCTAACTTTAAAGAGTTTATAGTAGGCACATCAATTATTTGTCCAGTTGGATTTACAAACATAGCGTATTGTCTTTGTAAATCATCTAATGTGTCTCTTTGACCTCTATAATCTAATTTTCTAGCTAAAAAAGAGGCTATGCCTCCTCGTGATGGATCTGTTCTAAAAGGATTTGCTAAAGTAGTTCCTTTTAGTGCGTTAAATTGATCAAAAGTTAAAACTGGAGAAAAACCTTCTCCTCTACTATAAGCATTCTTAACAGCGTTTTGTAATTGATTTATTGTTTCATTAGAAGCTACACCTAAATATGGATTAGATACATCTGAGCCATCTCCTCCATAATCATAACTATCTCCAGCAGCAAGTTCTGCAGCAGTTTGTACTTGAGCTTCTTCTTGTCCTGGTGGAGCGTACACTATTAAAATATTCCTTTAAACTTCTTGCCTTTTACTTGAGCACCACAACCTCTAGACTCACTACCTTGAGATTGATATCTGCCTTTACTGGCTTTTACTGGTTTATTTTTCATTGTCGCTCCAGCAATTTTATCTGCTTGAGTTGCGTTTGGATTTTTATCAATACCAGCTTTAACACTTAACATTCCAAAAGCACCACCATCTCTTTTTGTGACTATTTTTCTTATTACTTTCGCGGCTTCATCTGGAGTGATTTTACCTGATAAAGATTTTTCAACAGTGTTTTTAAATTCTTCGTTTTGCTTTTGCATCTTAGTTTCTTCTCGAGTAAGTTTTCCATACTTTCCGTTAGATGCCATAACTGGTTTTGCTTTGTTCATTGTATTCTCCAATATAGAAGACCCTCCATCTTTGAGTTTTCTTCCTTTGTTAACTAAATTCTTAGCTTGATTATAAGACATTCCCATGTCATTTGCAAACTGTCTAACTCTTGCCATGTGCTCTCCTTATTGATTCTTTGCCATTATTTAATATACCTTTTAGAACTTTAGCTTGTTTTGCATGTGTCTTAGATGCTTTATTTAATCCCTTAATTACTTTTTTTAATTTATTCTTTTTAGTCATAGTGTGTATCCTCAAATGTCTAAATAAATCTTGTGTCACTTCTTTCTTAACATTTTAGCTGCTTGACCAACACCCTTTATTCCAAACGATGCTGATATCGCAATAAATAATAAATACTGATACCAATCGGGTAAAGTTGACAATACTGCAAAACCCTCATTAACATGGTTTCTCATGCCAGGCACGAAAACGAGTATTGCAGGAGCAAGAAGCACAACCAGAGCAAATTCATCTTTCCAGCTGTTATCACTAGCTTCTGCCATCTTGCCTTCCCATTCAACTTCACCTGTTGCTACTTTTTCTGCAACTGTTGCACGAGCTTTGGCTTCAGCAACTTTGGCTTGACCATCTGCTTTTGTTTTTTCTACTTTGTTTTGTAACCATGTGCCAGCTAAGTTAGCTATAGGTCCTAAAAATTGTAACATATCACCCTACATACATAAATCTTCGTACTTAGTCGTGTGAACTCTGTGCTTTGACATGTCCCCGTGATTTCTTCTAAGTACATTTAACAACCATTTTATCATTTTTTAAACCTTTCATCTATCCAACATTTACCATAATATAAGATAAATAACCAAAAAGTAAATAAAATACCATCTATCCAGCCTAAATTATTCCAAGCATCAAGTATCATTCCACCATCCATATTAACCTCTCTTTTCTTTCCAAAGCCATGCAAGAAAAAATACAAACCCTACAATTGTGCAGAATAAAACAAACCACCCAATATATTCCCATATTTTTCTTACAAGCTCCTGTTTGGCATAAACCTCTTCTTTTCGTTTTTTCCTAATCTCAGCTTCCATAGACAAAATCTCATTCCATGATTGAGGGCCGTAGTGAAAATTTAAAAATGATTTAAGTTCTTGTCGTTGTGCTTGAAACTTTTTTTTAGCAGTAAAGGCTTCTATAGCAGATGCCTCTATTTCTTTGCCTTTAAATAATTTTCTAAGTGGTGAAGCATCCTTCGCAGACTTCTCAGTGTTTTCCACATCTGAAACCGCTCCCATCCATCTGGACAAGTCTTTTCCCATAGACTCAATTTCACGGCCTGCTGCAAATCCGCGTTTAATTGCGTTGAATGCCGTATTAGCAGCTGTGATTGCTATGCCAATTGAAGCAGGATCGAGCATTTTTTACTTCCTTAATGACGCTTGTGTGTTAATACGGTAAATATTAACATCATTACGATCTTCTGCTATTTTTTCTTGTAGTCCAGACCTTTGTTGAGCTAAATCGAATGCTTGTTGTAGTTTTGCTTGATTAAATTGGAAGCTCATCTGATCATTAGCTGTTTTTCGTTGTATTTCAGTTGTATCGTTCTCTAATTCCTTTTGTCTAATTGCTACAAGTGGGTCAACTTGTTGTTGAGGTTGTAATGACGGCATAACTTCAGTCAATATTTCACCAATTTGTTGTGCAATCGCTGCTTCTACCGCAGCAGGGTCAATTTGAGGAACCATTTCACCCCTTGCTTGAGCTTCTTGCATTGAAACTTGAAAAAATTTATTCACTTGATCTCTTGCCATCAGTCCAACATGCTCTTGAACATGTGCTTGAAGCAATGCAAACCCTTGTGGATTAACTTGTGACGCTGGTGTAGCCAAAAATGTCACATGAGCACGGACATGTGCCTCATGATCTTGATCTGGAAACACTTGAAGAGGTGCGGCTTTAATAGAATTAGCGTTTTCTGTCGCTGGATCCATAGGTGCAGGTGGTTGAGGAGGAGGTAAAATACTATCAATGTTCTTAATATCGAGTGCATCGTACATTCTTCTAAAAGCTTCGTACTGATTATGTATCTGTGGAGCTTGTTGTGCCATTTGTAATTGTGTTTGAGCCAATGACAAACGTTGTGCCATAGAAAATATGCTCGGATCACTCACTGGAAGGATATCAATACGTCCATCAAAGTCTTGTTGCATAACCTCTGGTGGCACATTACCCACAAAATAAGGATAGGGAACTGGATTTTCTGCAAAAATTTCCCCTAACATTCTAAATTCTTGTTTTTGTCCGTAATGTAAACGCTTATGTATGCTCGAAATAATCTTTGAGCCTTGTTCAATCAACGCAACTGTTGTACCAACGGGTGCTTGTGAGTTAACATCGGATATTTTTGCGTCTGCAACTTGAGCAAAACGCCTTCCCGAATCTACAACGACCCCTAACAATTGTGCTAATGTGCCAGATGGTTCCTTGTATGGCAATGGTATGATTGAATTTTTGAGATCCCCGCCTGGGACATCGATATCTCTGAACTCACCAGGATTAAGAGGCTCGTCATCATTACGAATACGAACACCCCTCGCTTTGAAACCTGCTGGAAGATTTGATAAAGTACCTGCATCGATTAACTGCCTTAATATTGATGTGGCTGCACGAGATAAACCACCGATTGTGTGTAATAACCCGAATCCATAAAAGCCAAAACCTGGTAAAAATTTAAAATGTACGAAGTATTGTCTCTTACGTCTTAACGGATCTTGTTCCCTAAAGTTCCTAACCACCGACAAAACTTGGTTCGAATTTTGATCGATCGTGACAATGTACGGCAACATAATGCCATTCTGATCCTCAAAACCCTCCAAGTCGAGGTCAATATGGACTTCCAATAAAGTATACACATCATCAGAATAGTTTGGGTGTAATCCTTGCAACTCATTAGAAGTTTCTTGGATACTGCCTTCATCCTCTCCAGAATCTGTAGTAGATAATTCCACATCTTTATACACTCCTGCTACTTGTAGTTTACGAATATCATTATAGGACATTTTAACGACATGCGTAACCCTCTCAGCCGTCATTAAATCTGACGCAGAGTATGGAACAACTAAATCTTCTGCTGGAACAAACTTAGAAACTGCCCTTTGCTTGGTTGGGTCAAAGTATACTTTTTTAAACGTAGAACCAGTTAAGGGCAGATAAAATAACATCTGATCTGTGTCTGGGTCATATTCTTCCATGATTTCCGTAATCTGAAAATTCATGAAATCTTTTACCCTTTGAGCTTGATCTTCTGTTTGTTTTGTTGGTACACCAAGTATTTGAGTCTTTACTGGACCACCAGCGGGTAACATCTCTTTATAAGCCTGGGACTGAAATTGTGTTGTCGCCTCTGACAAAAGTGGATGAGTTACCCCACTTGCACCAAGAAAAGGATCACTTCTATCTTCATAATTAATCCCGAGTAGATTAAGTCCCTTGGCAATGGCTTCTTCCCAATCCGATCTTGACTCCATGTCCTCTCTAACTTTTGATTGCAGTTCTGAAGACAACGAGCCTAAAACAGAGTCATCTAAAACTTCAGCTAAGTTAGCATCATGATTATAAGGCTCTGCTACAACTTCTACAGTCTCTTCTGAAATAAGCTCAACGCCTTCGGGTAGTTCTTCCATGGTCGATGGTAATTCGATACTTAAACTATCTTCCTCTGGCATAACATCTCCACCAGCGCCCATTGCCTTTTCGACCATTCCTGCTATTTCTCGTTCTGCCATTATGTAATCCTCGTAGTTCTTTTTTTGCCTGGAGCCAGTATATCAGAAAATCTGTTCTTGACTATTCTTACTTTTCTGGTCGGCTTCTTGTTTAGTTTTCTTCTGATTTTAAAAAGTCTATTCATTAGAAAGTGCCTTTGAAAGCTCCCCCACGGTTCTTCATCACTCCACCCATGTTCATTTTTTTAGTGATGTCTCCTCTAACATTTCTTTTGCCTCTTCTACCAGTTAACACACCTAATGCACCTTTTGATGTTTTACCAACAGGCAGTCCTGTTTTTATAGATGGGTTTTTACCTGATAAAAATTTTTCTATTTTAGCACTGTCTGACGAAGTAAAAAAATGTTTACCTTTTGAATCTACACCAGTGCTTTTAAAAGTTTTAGATTCACCAGTTTCTTTGTTTGTGATAGTGCGGGTTTGTTGTTCTTTTGTGTAAACACTCATTTATAAACTCCTAATAATATTCTTTCGCTCTTCGAGGAAACCAATCTTCTGGCTCATCCTCACCTTTTAGTGATATAAAACCACCTTGTCTGAATCTCATAATAGCCATCGTCATACTATCACAATAGTCATCATGATCTCCATTTGGAAACGAAGCCACTTCTTCAATAACTTCGTCTGCAAACGTTGAATTAGGATACCACACTTTTCCAGATTCGAAAATAGGAGATACCATATGCATCCTCGTAACCTTATCCAAGTTACCCCCTTTACGTCTGCCAGGACTAAACGTAACCACGGGTAAATTAATTAATCTCATCTCATCCGCTAAAGGTTGACCCGATCCCTTCGCCTCAATGAGCATCATGTCGGGTTCCCAATATTCGTTTTGCTCTATCGCTATCTCTTTTAATTCTGGAAAGTTCCATCTCCCCTTTGTCGCATCTAATAAAATAATATGTTGTTCGCCATCTTCCTTTGGCTCAAAAATACCCCATGTGGTTATAGCACTATAGTCGGCTGTTTCTTTTTTACTGTAAGCCGTATCGTAACTTTGAATTATATAATCAAGTCTTGGTGTGTCCTCTCGTTCCCATAACTGCCACCAATCACGCTTGACCATGGCAACTTCTTCACTGGTTGGATTCTGCTGCCATTGTGCATTCCACTTGCCAATGGACAGTGCAGCCTTGACCTTTAACAATTCATCAACATTCCAAAACTCGGGCCATAAAGGTTTATCATTAGGAAGTATCGCTGGAAACTCAACCACTTCCCATTGATCTGCCATAGAATCTTTTGCTTGATCTGTAATTAATCGTCCCGTGAGGTCTTTCTTTGACCATCTTGTTTGCACAATAATGATGGTTCCCCCAGGTTGTAATCTTTGTCGTGGTCCAGAAGTGTACCACTCGTATGTATTGTCATACGCTGATGAAGACATAGCGTCTTGCTCAGAATGTGGATCATCAATGATTAACAAATCTGCACCACGACCTGTCATTGCTGCTCCCACCCCTGCTGCAAAGTATTCCCCGCCACGGCTCGTTTCCCATCTTCCAGCCGCCTGGCTGTCCTGTTTCAAGTCCGTGTCTGGAAATACATCGCTATAGATAGGATCAGCAATGAGATCACGAACCTTTCTACCAAATCTTACCGCAAGTTCCGTGTTCATGGTAGCTTGTATAATTTTTAATTTAGGGTTTCTTCCTAAAAACCACGATGGCATGAGGTACGATGCAAGTTCTGACTTCGAATGTCTGGGTGGCATATTGATAATTAATCTTTTCAATTGTCCATTGGCAATGGCTTCGAGCTTCTCAGAAATTATTCTGTGATGCCGTCCTTCAATAAAACCCTCATAGACATGTTTAGCATAAGCCATAAACTTATCCCTCGCTAATTCACGAGTTGCAAGTTTCTTCTTTTGCTCCTCAAGTCCGAGAAGTTCTTGTAACACCTCTTTGGGCAGTGCGTCTAAATTCATTTATCCAAAAAAATAACCACATAAGAATGCGTAACCCCACACTCCTAAAATGATATGTGTCCATTGTTCATTGTACATTTTCAAACGATAATATATTTCAATGAATTTATCAAGCTAACATGACATGACATGGGTACATACGACTATCCCCGTTATATGGGGGGAGGGGGATAGTTAACATGTTAAGTAAATATAGAAATAGAATAAGTTACCCGATAGTTAACATGTTAAGTAATAAATAGTTAACATATTAAGTAATAATAAAGTGTTGCAAAAATGTCACACAATAAAGAAATATATAAAAAAATGCATTTAGTTGTAAAAAAATGCTTGTTTTAATTTTCAGATGTGCTACAAAATAATTAACAGAAACAAACAGCGAGGTTAAAAAATGAAACAATTTTTAGAAAATTTTTTTAAGATTAAAAACTTTTCCAAACATGGAGAAAGTGTGGTTGCATGGGCAGTGTTTCCGTCCACATGGTCGGATGATAGAATTTTTAAGTTTATTGACTGGGTTGACTATCGGTATGATGTTCCAGGTGGTTTTAGAACTGGTATTTATAACCATAGTTATTACGGAGGGGTAGGTCGTGAATTTTTTGAAACACCTTTTATTCAAAAATCAACTACCCGTAAATTAGTCAAACAATACCATGGATTGGATGTATAAAAAGTTAGGGAGCTTCGGCTCCCAACTGTCAAGGGATGTGCGTCCCTTCTGATGAGATCAAAAGATCGAAACAGTTAACTTAAAAACGAGGTATAAAAAATGAAAATGACAGAAAAAAATAAAAAGACATTACTTGAAGCTCAAGACAAGTTAAATCAAGCACGACAGTTATTTGAGGATTTCAAGTTTGAACATTGCGACAGACTTAACCATTATCAAGATTTAGATTTAGATGATGTAATCTATGAACTTGAAATACTCGAAAATAAAATCGATGATCGATTTGAATTATTGGAGGATGCGTAATAATAAAAAGAGTTTAACCTCGGAAGATGGGAGCTTCGGCTCCCATTTTTTTTGACCTACGGTCGCTCCCTACGGTCGCTATAAACGGTCATGACCTTCGGTCATGGTTATTGTACGGTCACTATAAGACAAGACGCAAGACGCAAGCAATCGTTAACATGTTAAGTTTATTTTTCTTGACTTGTTGCATAAATGCAACACTTAGCAATCGTTAACATGTTAAGTTAATAATTTAAAAAAATGTTTACTTGCAATTAATTGCGTGATATTGTTATTTATAACAATAACAAAAATGAGGATTAAAAAAATGAGTTATAAAAAAATAAATATAGATCAAGAAATAATTAAGGATGGTTTTAATTGCTATTCAATAGAAGATAGGCAAAAAGCAATTATTGCAATTCTTAAACTTTTTAAAACTTCTAATAATAAAAAAAAGGTTTTAACTGGATTAGAAGAATTTAATAGTTTTATCAATAAAGAAATTAAAGCTTTAAAAGATAAAGCAATTAAAAATGATAAAGCTTATTATGAATTTGGAAAAGAATTTTTTGATTATAAAATTGGTATTAAAGAAACTATTCTAAAAAAACATCCCAAGTATTTTAGAAAAAATAAAAGAAAATATTTTACTTGGAAATAATAAATAAAATACTAGTTGCAATAAAATGCAACTAGTATAAACTTAAATTAAAAATGAGGAATAAAAAAATGAAATTATTATCAATAACACAATCAAATACCAAAGTTAAAAAGTCCATGAAATATTTTGAAGAATATAAATGGAATGCAATAAAAAATGCCAATGTTAAAAACCCAGATTATGCAAGTCTGTCATTAATGCCAGATTATAAAATTTGTGGTGGGGCAAAATCTGGGGGGTGCATGGATTTATGCTTAAAGTCATCTGGTTTTGCCAAGGTTTTTAAATCTGTAAATATTGCTAGACAAAAAAAGACAGAGTTTTTATTAAATGATAAAATTGGATTTATAAACCAATTAGATAAAGAGCTATTTAATTTTAATAAAAAATGCATTGCCAATAATAAAACTGGATTTGTAAGATTAAATACTATTAGTGATTATCCATTTTATAAAACTGGTTTAATGCAAAGATATCCAAATTTAATTTTTGTTGATTATACAAAAATAGCAAAAAGGTTATTTGAGCAACTACCAGAAAATTATTTTTTAATCTTTTCATTTTCTGGACGTTTACAATATTCTAATCAAGTTAAACTAGCATTAAAAACAGACTTTCCTATATCTGTCGTTTTTAAATGTGACTTTCCAGAAACATTTTTAGGACGTGAAGTAATTGATGGTGACAAGTCAGACTTAAATAATGTTTTACAATACAATAAAATTATTGGTTTAAAGTTTAAAGAGATCAACAAAGAAGATTATGAACTATATAAAAATAATGGTTTTATAGTTCATGAAGATCAAATTGAATTTTACAATAATAAATTCATGAATTGACAAAGATCAATTTAACATGTTAATTAATGAGTGAGCTAATCGGGATAGCTCACTTATCAAAATCTGAGAGCCTAGAAATCCTCCCTCTAGGCTCTTTTTTTATTTACAATATAAACGGTCACAAATCGCAAGACGCAAGACAATGGATCATGGGCAAAACACAAACGGTCATAAAACGCAAGACGCAAGATCATGGTTGCCGATCTACGGTCGCTCCCTACGGTCGCCAAACGGTCACGATCAAAAATTTATTGTCAAGATTTTTTTAGTTAACATGTTAACTGCTGCCGAGAACATTTTCCAAGATTTTTTTAATATCTTTCGTCTTCAATTGACACTTGGCAAGTAAGCCTTTTTCAGATAATTCAATGGCTTGACCACCTCCAAATAAAAATAGGTCAGAGGTCAAGAGGTGCTTGACCAAGAAAAAAGACAACCCTTTTGAATGAAATAGTGACATATTCCAAGCAATCTGCGACTTTTGGAGTAGGACACTGTTGTTTTTTGTTGTTTTTAATTCAATAAAGACAGATCTACCATTATGACACAAAAATGTATCACACATTCCATTTGAAACTCTATTTTCAATTCTTTGATAATGTGTTTTTGGAGGTAGATTTTTCTTCAATAGCAACCAAAGGTTCTTCTCTGACATCTTCTACTTTCTTAAAATTACCATCAATAAATGCATGAGGATATTCTGACCTAATTTGATTTAATCTTGAAACTATTTCTTCTCGACTAAGTTTATCTAATTGATGGATGTGATTTTGTTCTCTTCTATCAACTGTTAAACCACCTAATGCAGATCTTGTTTTCTCTGCATTTATTGATGCAGAAAATTGTCCCTCTTCTTCTGCTTTGTGTGATAGCTCAGATAATCTTTTCAATTGACCAAGTAAAGTTACTCCATATCTTCTTTCTCTTTCATCTCGAAGTTCTGTTATATATTCAGTAACTAATGGAAAGTCTTTCCCATTTAATAATTTAGATGCATGATGTCTTGCACTGTCTTCAGTATATCCACTTTTAATTGCACATTGTCGAGCAGAATAAATACCCTCGACATAATGTTTAGCGAATTCTATTTGTCTTGCAGTAAGTTTTGATTTATTTCCCATAAAGCTAATATAAGGGATTTTCACAACCAAATCAAATTGGAAAAATAAAAGTCTTATGTGCGTTTTTGTGTTATTTGAAGTGTGGTAAACGTGGTAAAGTGTGGTAAAAATATTCTAAAAAATCCTTTAAAAACAACAGTTACCACAGTTACCACAGTTACCACACCTTTTTCAAAAATATTTTTAAATTT